GGGCAGGAGTGCAACCACAGCTGGGAAGGCAAGGCTGATGGCGCCCCTCATCCTCGCTGACGTACCGGCTGGCGCGATGCGCCGGTAGTAGCGTGTAGCTGAACCCTGTGGGGGAGAGCGTGACTGATGCTGGGGCGCAGTATAAAAACCAGTTCATGATGATGCCGTGGCGAGTTGGCGGCACCCTCGGCCGCACGGTATTCGCAGTGGTCGCTGGCGTGGCGCATGACGATGAGCCCCTGCTTGGGCTGATGGAGACGCCGGAGCTGGCCGATTTGGTGGTCACGCTGCATAACGCCGCGGTACCAGGTCAGGGTAGTAGCGTGTAGCTGAACCCTGTGGCCATACCCGGAGCCAGGGCCTTTCTTCCCCCGTAGAAGGCCCTGGCTCCGTTTTATGACCGCACTGGCTGTCGTCCCCGACGTCTGGCTCCCGGACGGCACGATCATTCCCGGGCCGCTGTACGGCAGCCAGACGCCGCGGTTCTGGACCGCCCCGCCGCGGCACCGGGAAAAAGACCCGGACTGCTACACCTGCCGGTCCGGCGCCGAGTACCCGTGCGGCTGCGGGGACTTCCAGTCCGCCGACCTGCTGGAGTGGTCCGCCGGGTTCGGCTATGCCCTGGACCCGTGGCAGCGCTGGTGGCTGACCGAGGCGTGCGGGACCAAGCCGGACGGCCGGTGGGCCGCGTTCGAGTGCGCGCTGATCGTCAGCCGGCAAAATGGCAAGAACCAGGACCTGGAAGTCCGCGAGCTGGGCGGCTTGTTCGTGCTCGGCGAGTCGATGATTATCCACACCGCTCACGAGTTCAAGGCCGCGGCCGAGCACTTCCGCCGGGTCCGCGACACCGTGATGAGCTACGACGCGCTGCGCAAGCGGGTCAAATCCGTCACCACCAGCCACGGCGACGAGGCGGTCGAACTGCGGCCGAAGCCGACGCTCATCTTCGGTTCCCAGGGCCGGCACATCCGCCGGACCGTCTCTGCCCGGCTCCGGTTCCTGGCCCGCTCGCGTGGTTCCGGCCGGTCGTTCACCGCCGACTGCGTGGTCTACGACGAGGCCATGATCCTGTCCGACGATCAGGTCGGCGCGTCCATGCCCACCATGTCGGCCGTGCCGAATCCGCAGATGATCTACACGGCCTCGGCGGGCTATCACGACAGCGTGCAGCTGGCCGCGGTGCGCCGCCGGGTGCTGCGCAACGACCAGACCCTGATGGGCGCCGAGTGGTCGATCAAGGCGCACACCGCCACCTGCCGCCGCGATGAGGTCAATGGCCGCAAGGCCAATCAGTACGTCGTCTGCTCCGAGCACGATGACCGGGACGACCCGCGGTCCTGGGCGAAGGCCAACCCCGCGCTATCCCGCCGGATCTCCCTGGAGCACATCGGCCAGGAACTGAACGCGATGAGCCATGCCGTCTTCGACCGCGAGCGCCTCGGCGTCGGTGACTGGCCATCGGAGGAGGAAGCCTGGGCGGTGGTCACCCAGGATGCGTGGGAGGCGTGCGCGCTGCCGGAGCCGGGCGGGGCCACCCGGCCGCTGGCGTTCGCCATCGACGTCAGCCCGGACATGACCTCGGCGACCATCGCCGCGGCCTGGGACCTGCCCGCGAAGAATCCCAGCGCCATCCCGGCCCGGCCGGGCGAGCGGGCCCAGGGTCACCGCAGCGTGATCGAGATCCCGCGGGGATGCGCCCGGGAGGGTACCGCCTGGGTGATCCCCCGCCTGGCCGAGCTGAAAAAGCAGTGGAAGCCGCTGGCGGTGGTGCTGCCGAAGAACGGCCCGGCCGCTGGGCTGATCGATGACGCGGAGAAGGCCGGCATCGAGGTGCTGAAAGCTGGCTCGGCGGAGGAGGCGCAGGCGTTCACCGTGATGGTCACCGGCATCCGGGACCGTACCGTCGCCCACCTTGGTCACGAGCTGGCGCCCGGCCTGTGGGCGGCAGTGGCCAGCGCGGAGACCCGGGACATCGGCGACGGCGGCCGGGGCTGGTCCCGGCGCACGTCCGAGGCCGACATCACCCCGATCACCGCGGCTACCCTCGCGCTGTGGGGGCTGAACAAGAAACGCCGCAGTTATGACCCACTTAGATCAATAGGTTAGAGCGCGTGGTTACGCGGCGCTGCTTCCGGATTTACCGGTATCCGCACTACGGGCCGTATGAGGTATGGCACTGGGAATGCACGCTGTGCCAGCCGCCAGCCGAAGGTGCCCGGTACGGGCCCGGTGCGTGGGCGCGGATCGTGGCGATCAGCCTGCCGCACCACTTCCGCGCTCGCCGTTGTCATCATCAGTGGGTGCGCCGGCATCTGGTGTAAGCTGAGCGTGCTCGGACTGGCTCAGAAGGCCCTTCGCAGGCACCTATTACCCGCACTAGCGAGGGAGCAGCCATGGCCGCAGTTGAGGCAAGGTTCTACGTCAGCGGTTATCAGCGCCGCAGCTACGACCCCAGTGCGACCGAAGTGACGATGCACGCGGTGTCCCGTGGCGCGCACAACAAGATCTGGGCCACAGCGACGCCGGTCGGCGAGATCAAGATGGTGATCAAGAACGAGTCCGCCGCGACCTGGTTTACAGACCGCCTGGGGACAGAGATCGCCGTGCATTTCAGCCCGGCACCAGAGGACTGACGGGCCGGCCCCCGGTGCCGTCTGCCCGGGGGCGGCGCGACTACGCGGCGTTACCCAGGTCCTCTCCGTAGTCGTACCGATCCTGAGTCCCCTCATTACAATTTGCACACTCAACCTTACAGTTAGTTACGGTGTAGGCCCCACCGTGAGAGCCAGGCCGGACACGACCGACCGTCATCCTGGCTAGGCGTGTCGGTTTATCTGGGTACGGCTGACCGTCAGCGATCCCGCAGATCGTGCATTTGCTGCCATCTCGTTCGAATACTGCGCGCCGGACCCGAGCAGTGCAGCGGTGTTCCCGCGGCCATTTCCAGCCGGGCTCATCGACGGGTTGACCGATTTTCACGAGTTTGAGCTGGTTTCGGGAAAGCCGGGCGTCAGATTTATAGCTAAGGATCTGCCAGTCGACTTGGCGAAGCTCGCGGAGCCGGCGGTCAATCTCTACGTATTCCTCACCGGTTGCCGCGGTGACTGCTCGAATTAGATCCTGGATCTTGAAGGTGCCTCCCTCACCGACCACCTGGCGCAGAAAGCGGCCGATGATCACCCGGCAGGGGTCGTTTTTGCCGGGTAGCGCCACTGAAGGCGCGAGCGGAGGATTCGGGTCGGCAGGCAGGAGTGCGTTCAGCTGCCGCTGCATGGACCGCAGTGCGGTCAGGATGTGCTCGGGCTGGGGATCTGATGTGGCGACAGTCATGATGACGCTCCGTGATCGGGGGGTTACAACGAACTCGGGTTCCGGAACCCACCCCGGCGGTGCGCAGTCAGTAATGAGTGACGCCTAGTTAGGATACCCCCCGTGGCAGACGCTGAGTTCAGAAATCGGGGAAACGCGGACTTTCCGACCGCTGAACAGCGTGAGGAGCGCAGTCGGCGCACACACGACAAGCAGGTTGAACTGACCGCCCTGAAGGAATGGTTCGCGGATGTCAAAGCAGGTCGCTGCGATCCGGATCGCGAGAAGATAGGCCGCATGTTTGATCTACAAGCTGACCTGGGGGAGCCGATCGGCTGACGGGCCGGCCCCCGGTACCGTCTGCCCGGGGGGAGCAGGCGGACCCGGGGGCCGCAGGAGCAGCAGGGGGATACGCCCTGCCGCTGGCAGTCTAGGCCGGTTTGGCGCCGATCGCTTCCCGGTAGACGCGGTTCAGGTCATCCAGCCCGGCGCCGGGCAGCTGGTCCAGCTCCCAGACCAGCCGGACCAGCTCCGGGTCGACGCCGCGGGTGCGCGCGGCGGTTACCTGCTTGCGGAATTCGGCCAGCAGGGCGCGGCTGGGACGGGGGATGGCGGTGGTCATGGCGGAGATCATAACGCTCCCGGCACCGCCGTGCCCTGCTGACGCGCCGGATCACGCGGTATTTTGCCGTCTTGACACGGGAGCGGATCTGCCGTAGCTTGGAAGTACCGGGAAAATCCGGTGGCCGGGAACCTCCCCGGTACGGCATACTGGAGACGTGATGTACCTATCAGCGACGTGCAGGCGAGACGAGCGGATTCACCCGTTCGCCATGCAGCCTGCCGTGCTGTGGAATGGGAGCGGCCCGGGGTAGCCAGGGGACCAGAAGGCCCGGCAGCCGCCCCAGGAGAAGCCCTCCCGGAGGCGGTTTTCTCACGTTAGACAACTAAATACGCACGTCAAGGGGACATCGTTTCAACGGTTCAAGACCTCCGGCTCCAACCCGGATGATGCGGGTTCGAATCCTGCTGGCCCCGCGAGCGCCACCTACGGGTGAAAGCGCATGCTGCCGCTCCGGCGGTGTGACAACTCCACAGCGAGAGCATCATCGGCGGGGGCGCCATCCCCCGCCAGGCATGATGGTGCCCGGATACTGGCCAGGCAGCTTTGAGCGCCAGCTGGTGATCTCCGGGTGCCGCGCACGACTGGGCCCGCCTGCGAGCCCACGCCCCTTCTGGATTAGGGGCGGTATGCAGCAGGCGGGCCTGCACGATGGGGTCTCATGTACCAAGGTGGCGAGCGAGTTTTGCAAACTTGCTGCGGTCGGTTCGATTCCGACAGACTCCACGATCCTGCTGCTAGTAGAGGGCCGCGACGGGTACCTCAGCGGTGGTTAAACCGAAGGCCGGGTGTCTCCGGCGGTGAGCAGCAGGGCATCGGGATATGGCGCAGTTTGGTGAGCGCGCCTGGCTGGGAGCCAGGAGGCCGTTGGTTCAAATCCAGCTATCCCGACGTCGCGGGCCGAGGCACGGCATCCGTAGTGGGCCTGATCAGCCTGCGCACACCGGTAACCGGCGGTATTCGGCGCGAATCCAAGCGCCCGGACCGGAACACCCCGCGGCTCCACGGGACGTAGCTCAGTTTGGCTCAAGGCGCTGCGTTCGGAACGCAGAGAACGGTGGTTCGAATCCACCCGTCCCGACGTGAGAGGTCAGCAGTGGCCCCCGCCCTGGTCTGCGGGGAGGGGTACCTGCTTCCGGGGCGCACGGCTGCCCTCTCGTTCACATAGGGAAGTAGCTCAGTTTGGCTCAAGGCGCGTGCTTTGGAAGCACGAGATCGCCGGTTCAAATCCGGCCTTCCCTACGCATGGCTGCTTAGCTCAGTTGGAACGAGCGCCGGATTGAAACCCCGGAGGCCCCTGGTTCGGCTCCAGGAGTAGCCACGATGGTACGACGGCCAGCGGCTCGGCGGGAGAACGGATAGCGTCTTCCGCGTCTGGAAGCGGGGTGGCTGGCCTGTGGCGCCACAGCAACCAGTAAGCCCAGCGGCGTACGACGCGGGGTTTCGTACCAGCTCCGGTGCTGCACTGGAGCGTGATTGCTTGTCGGTTCTTCCTACGTCAGTGGAATGAACCGGGCATGCGGGTGTGACCTAGTGGCAGGGTTCCAGCCTTCCAAGCTGGCTACGGGAGTTCGATTCTCCTCGCCCGTTCGAGACCGGCCGCGGCTTCTGCCCGTCCCATCACAAATGGAGGCGAGGGCAGGGGGTGGACCGCGGCTGGTCAGCAAGATCCGCAGTGCGCTTTACCACAGCCGGGCTGGGGGCTGGCCGGAAACGCCTGAAGCTGGGTGACACGTCAGGCCGGGTTACTAGGAGAAGAACGTACCGGGAGGTCGAGCACAATACGTGGTGCACGCCGCCACGGACATGGCGGCCCGGTTCGTGGGAGCACTGCATACGCGCCGCTAACTCAATTGGCAGAGTTCCGCCCTCTTAAGGCGGGGGTTGGGGGTTCGATCCCCTCGCGGCGCACAAGTTCGAGGGCGAGTGAGTCCAACTGGCAGAGCTGATCGCCTCAAAAGCGGTCGGAGTGCGGGTTCGAAGCCCGCCTCGCCCACGCAGTTCATTCCCGGGTGGGACGTTGGCGTTCCCAGCAAGGTTCTGACCCTTGCCCCCGTTGGTTCGAGTCCAGCTCCGGGAGCCGAGTCGCCGGCTAGCGCGCGGTAGGCGCTTACACCTGGCCAGGTACCCGTTCAACCCGGGAACGGCGGCTCGACCACGCCCCTGTAGCTCATGCAGGCAGAGCAGCCCCCTCGTAAGGGGCAGGTGATCGGTTCGAGACCGGTCAGGGGCTCCACGTCCTCGTAGCCCAATCGGCAGGAGGCACCGACCTGAGTAGTCGGGCAGTGTGAGTTCAAGTCTCACCGAGGACACAACGCCCCTGGGGCCAATGCCCAGGCGTCCCTTGTAGCGACGGCGAGCCCGGGGTAGCACCGGGTGGGGGCTCTGGTTCGATGGGGAGTGGGGTAATTGGCAGCCCGCCGGGTCTTGACCCCGGTAGTTCGGGTCCGAGTCCTGAGTCCCCAGCTTGATGTACACGCCGGCGTAGCTCAGTGGCAGAGCACGTTCTTGGTAAGAACGAGGTCCCGGGTTCGGTCCCCGGTGCCGGCTCGCAATACATGCGGATGTGGCGCAGTCTGGTAGCGCATCACCTTGCCAAGGTGAGGGCCACGGGTTCAAATCCCGTTATCCGCTCTGTACCGGGTCAGTGTTCTTCGGGAATGCGCTCCAGACCCAGCTTCAAATGGTGGGATAAACGCTAGCGCATAGCGGGCGCTGGGGTGGCACGGTACTTATGTCCGGGTGGTTGGAACGGTAGACACGTACGGCTCAGACCCGTATGCGCTGGAAGGCGCGTGAGAGTTCGAATCTCTCTCCGGACACGTAAGGCAATGGAGCGTTGGCACGAGTGGATGAAGGCACCGCGTTGCTAGCGCGGCGAGGCGGTTTTGCTGTCCTCCGTGGGTTCGAATCCCACACGCTCCTCGGAGAGGTGAGCCGAGCTTCGGCCTAACGGCAGCTGTCTAGAAAACAGTCAGGGGTAACTCCCGTGTGGGTTCGAGACCCACCCTCTCTGCGCATAAAAGAATGGTGTACACGGGCCGGTAGCTCACCGGTAGAGCAGCGCTCTGATAAGGCGTTGGCAGGTGGTTCAATTCCACCGCGGCCCACGAGGTGCACGTTATTCTGGCGAGCGACGAAGCCCCTCCAAGGCGGGACACTCTCCTATACGGGATCAGCCGGAAAACGCAGGTTTTTACCTAAGACCGGGAACCGTGCCCCCGATCCCTGGGATCGCCCGGCTGCAATGCCTGGTGGTCAGGAAACGTGCACCCATCTCATGGCGGTATAGCTCAGACAGGCAGAGCGCCTGGCCCATAACCAGGAGGCCGGGATCTCGGAATTCCCTACCGCTACGCTGGCTGGACCCAGGGTGAAAACCTGGTGCTCCGGCAAGTCCCTGCCAGGGGGCGGCGGGCGTTCCGGTAGCGGCTGGCACTGCTGCCGGGGCGGCTCGTTCGAAGGCCGGTAGCTCAGTCTGGTGAGAGCGCCGAGCTTATATCTCGGGAATCAGTCGGGGGTTCAAGTCCCTCCCGGCCTACGCGACAGGAGGAAAGCACATGATGGGTAAACCGATCCGAATATCCGGCAACTAGGGCTGCAAGCATTACGTGCGATGCAGCGGGCCTTTACCCCGTGGATCAGGGTTCGAATCCCTGGCAGCCCACCAAGCGCTGGTAGCTCAGCGGAACAGAGCGACTGCCTTCTAAGCAGTAGGTCGCGGGTTCGAATCCCTCTCAGCGCGCAAAACAATGGTCCTGTCGTCTAGTCTGGCTCAGGATGCCGCCCTCTCAAGGCGGTGACGCGGGTTCGAAGCCCGCTAGGACCACGCAGTATAGCGAGACCCTATCGTCTAGCGATCCAGGACGCCTGTCCTTCAAACAGGTAGACACGGGTTTGAATCCCGTTGGGGTCACCGCGGTGTGGGGGAGTTCGGTGTCCCCGCTGGGCTCATAATCCAGAGATCGCAGGTTCAAATCCTGCCACCGCCACTGGCTCGCGTCCGGCCTCAAGGACGCCATTCCGGTGTAGCTCAGCTGGCAGTAGCGCCCGACTGTTAATCGGGGGGTCGCTGGTTCGATCCCAGCCACCGGAGCGGAGTTGGTCACTAACTCTTGTTAGGTGCATTCTGGGTACCCGGAGTGTAGCGTCTTAGCAGAAATTAGTGGCGCATGGTGGCGTAGCTCAGCCTGGCCAGAGCACCGGCCCGTCAAGCCGGCCGCCGCGGGTTCAAATCCCGTCGTCACCGCTACCACGGGTGCCAGTTGCGCGCTCGTTCCAGCCGGGTGCGCGTCTCGGCCTGCCCGAGCCGCCACATCGTCCACAGACCGCCGAGACGAAGCCCGATGCCGATGCCGGCAGCGAGGGCGAGGAGGATAAAGAGCAGCACGAGATCGACGGTAGCTGAATCCCGCCGTCACCGTGCAGTACACCGCCGTGTAGCTCAGCCCGGGAGAGCACCTGTTCGACAAACAGGAGCGCGCTGGTTCAAACCCAGTCGCGGCGACGCAAGATCCAGGTCCTCCTGGCGCAAGGGAATAACGCACCTGACTACGAATCAGGAGAGTGGGGGTTCGAGTCCCCCGGAGGACGCTGTGGGTGTAGTCCAATGGCTAGGGCACCCGGTTGTGAGCCGGGAGATGCGGGTTCAATTCGCCGTCACCAACCCCGGGCGCTTAGCTCAGCGGGAGAGCAGCCGGCCCACACCCGGCAGGTCGCTGGTTCGATCCCAGCATCGCCCACGCACGACCTCGGCGGAGGTGAGCGGCGGCACGCTCAGCGGTCTCACTAGCGCGGCAGGTTATCCAAGCGGCTCAAAGGACGGCGACTGTAAATCGTCTGCTTCGGCTTCCCAGGTTCGAATCCTGGCCCTGCCACCATCCGGCACACTGTACACTTGTAAAGTGGCCAACTACCAGCGCGAACAGATGCGCCTCTACATGCAAGAGCGGAGGGCGCACATCCGAGCAGAAATGATAACTCGGCTAGGGGGTAAGTGCGCCTGGTGTGGTGTAACGGAAAATCTTCACTTCGACCACAAGGACCCGAAGATTAAGCTCTTTGATATTTCAAGTGGCCTGGATCGTCCGCGAGCCCAGCTCGTAGCCGAGGTGGATAAGTGCCAGCTCCTATGTGGTCCACACCACGTTGAGAAGACGGCCGACGACGAGCCGTACCCTAACAGAGCCCGAGGCGAGCGGCACGGTTCGGCCAAGCTAAGGGAGTCTGACGCGCTGGAAATCAAAGAGGTATCCAGCGTTAGCAGCAGAACGCTAGGCGATGCGTATGGAGTGTCCAAGACCACCGTTAACAGAATCAAGACCGGTGAAACCTGGAAGCACCTGTAAAGCCGTGGCCTTCGGCAGACCAGGGCCGGCACCTGGCTCCGCCACGTGAATCAATGGCAGCAGGAGATTCCCAATCGGTACGACGTCATCCTCGCCCGGCTGCGGGTGGCGTGGCCGCGCTGGCGGTTCCTGCGCAAGCATGCTAAGGGCGCGCCACGCTGACCTAGCAGCGGGTAGTGGCAGTGCCTGGAAAGATGGGGTCGCTGTCCCGCCTCTGTGCGCCGCCCATCCCACGTCCCGGTAGCTCAGCTGGACAGAGCATCGTCTTCCGAAGGCGAAGGTCGAGGGTTCGAGCCCCCCTCGGGACACGGCAGCAGGGGCCTCCGGCCGCGGCTTGAAAAGGGACTCCTGCTGCTCCACGGCGGCATGGCCGAGCAACTAGGCGCGCGCCTGCAAAGCGCGAACGAGGTGGGTGTGACTCCCACTGCCGCTTCCAAAGGCCAGTAGCTCAGGGGAACAGAGCGGCTGCCTCCTAAGCAGCAGGGCGCGGGTTCGATCCCCGCCTGGCCTGCACAATGATGATGCTCTCGCTGTGGATTCGTCCCGCGGTGTCCCAGGGTGTACCTGCGCGTTCTGCTTGCTTATAAGTGTTCCCGTGGCACCTAACCCACGGTTAATCTGAAAAAATCTCCTTCACTGATCTATTGACGTGGGCAGGCGAGGGACGCAGGACCAGCAGGGCCCGGGATCACGGTGGGCAAGCGCCGCCCCGGGCCCTGCTGGCGTTTAGCCTGGACCCATGACCACTTCCGCTGAGCACGCGCCCGTTACTGCCCGGGAGCAGTCCAGGCGGATCACCGCCGCGCGCCCGTTCTACGCCGTCGCCACCGTGCTCGCCGCGATCGGCACCGCGATCGGCTGGACGCTGGCCAAGGTCTGCGTGAGCGTCGCCGCGGCATTCTTCGCGCTGGCGTGGCTGGCGGGCCTGCTCTACGGCGCGGTCATTGTCGGCTTTCAGACCGGTGCGGGCCTGCCACCGCGCGGTGCCGGGCAGCCTCCCGCGGAGGCGCCGCCGGGCCGGTAATGTGCGATTGGCCACGTAGCTGACCGCGGATTGGCTACTGTCTCCGGGTCAGTGCCGGCGGGCTGGGCCCTGCCGGCTGCACCGGAGAATTCGCGATCCGTTACCGCAGGTAGCGCGCCTTGAGCAAATAGGGCGTAGCCTGTGATCGTATCGTTTTGCCTGTGGCCCTTTGCGGAGCCGGGTTCTCCTGCTAGCAAAGGGACCACCCGCCCGTGGGGCTCATCGAGCGTATCCAGGCTAGGCGCTCTGAGTCCCGTGTCATTGGTGGCGTTCCGTGGCGCCCTTGGGACTCTCCGTTCTTCAAGTTCAGCCAGGGCGGCCCGATCCACCCGACCCGGGCCTTCTACGGCGTAGAAGAGGCGCTGGGCCTTCCGGCGCTGTTCGCCTGTGCCCGGCTGCTGGCTGAATCCCTCGCCTCCCTGCCGATCAAGATTTATACCCGGGCCAGCAGTAATGGCCGCGCGGCCCGCTGGGACGGCCCTTCCATCTTCGACGCCCCATCGGTGTCCGGCACCCTGTACGACTGGCTGTTCACCTGCATGACGTCGCTGGTCCTCCAGGGCAACGCCTGGGGCTTCATCACCGGCCGCGACGGCTACGGGTTCCCCACCGGCATCGAGTGGATTCCGCCGCAGGACGTCAACGTCCAGGACGACGAGCAGCAGCCGTGGAACCCGCTGCGGACCCGGATCTACGTCTACGGCCGGCTGATGCGGCGCGATGAGCTGTTCCACATCAAGGCGTTCTCCATCGCCGGCAAGACCGAGGGCATCTCCCCGCTGCGCGCGTTCGCGCTGACCACACTGTCCGGCCTGGAAGCCCAGCGCTACGGCACTGACTGGTACAAGAGCGGCGGCTTTCCGCCCGGCACGTTCCAGAACAACGAGATCGAGATCGACGCCGACCAGTCCGCGCAGATCCGGCAGCAGCTGGTCGACTCGATGCGCCGCCGCGAACCCCTCGTTTATGGGCGTGACTGGGACTACAAGCCCGTCGTCGTACCGCCGTCCGAGGCGCAGTTCATCCAGGCTATGCAGATGAACGCCACCCAGATCGCCGCGGTGTTCGGGCTGCCGCCGGACCGGGTGGGCGGCACCAAGGGCGACAGTCTCACGTATTCCACGGTCGAGCAGTCCACCCTCCAGGTGATCGAGGCGCTGCGCCCGTGGCTGGTCCGGCTGGAGACGGCGTTCTTCCCGCTGCTGCCCTCCCAGCGGTACCTGCGGTTCAACTCCGACGCGCTGCTGAAGACCGACCTCCAGACCCGGACCAGCATCTACAACGTTCAGCGGAACATTGGCCTGCGCACCATTGACGAGCTGCGTGACCTGGAAGACCTGGAGCCGCTGCCGGACGGCGTGGGCGCCGAGGCTATCCCGCTGGAAGTCCTGGTGGCCATGTCCCGGTCGGTGCGCGGCATCCCCAACTCGATGATGCCCAGCCTGACGCTGGAGATGGACCTGGCCGCGGACCGGCTGAAGAAACTCCAGCCCGAGGGCCTGGCTGCGTCATCCGGACCGGGCGACCCGCCACCCGCCGAATCTCCCGAAGCGCTGTACGGCAGCATTCTGGACTCTCAGCGCGCCGCGGTGAACGACCCAATCGAGCGCTCGTTCCTGGCCGCCTGGCAGGCGCTGCGCGCCCGTAACGGCGGTCACGACGGCGGTGGCCGGGAGCCGGA